ATATCCTGTTACGCCCACGTCTAATTTTATAGTGAAACTCTACACCCTTGTCAGTCTGATCGAACTGTAGGTCTTCGTATCGTAGCTTTAAACCAGACGGTAGTATTATCGTACCGTCTACTATCTTCAACACATCTTTCAAACCAAACGCATATTTATGTTCTAGGTAACGTTGTGCGCTATGCCATAACTCGCTAATCTTATCGTTAGTTTCACGGTATATCTTTATAACACGCCTTGCTTCTTTTAATTCCATATCAAATCCAAATGTTTGCAGTTGGTTCTGAAACTTCTGCGCTCCCATACCATACCCTGCACCCAAAATAGTTGTCTTGCCAACGAACCGTTGATCCTTGGTAACATCTTCTTCTTTGACCCCATAGATGCGCGATGCCATCTTCTTATATACATCTTCGCCATCTCTGAACGCTTGAGTCAAATCATCTTGCCCTGCAAGCCACGCCAATACTCTCGCTTCAATCTGAGCTGAGTCAGCGTCTATCAACGTGCATCCCTCTGGCGCAAGTATGCTCTGCTTTAACTTCTTACCATTAACCCCACGGCTAGGTAAGTTTTGTAGATTAATCTTATCATCACCACCCCAACGTCCTGTGTGCGCCGCGTAATATCGAACAGGTACAGGCAACAGCCCACGATTGTATATGTCTATAAACCTTTGAGTTCGTGTCTCTTCTAATGTGCTTTTGTTGCCGAGCCTCGCCGCTACAAGCTGTTGCACCCTCTCATCTGGGTGACTCTCAAGTGCTTTGAAACCTTCATCTGACTTTGCCAAAGCAAGAGTTTCTTTTCCTGTTGTAGGACTTATCTTTGTGGGGGGTTCAACACCAAGACCTTTTAGTAACTCTGCGAACTTGGGGTTGCTCATCAAGTCATCACGCTCCACGGACGCCTGGGAGAGTAAGTCCTCTTTACGTTGACGTGTTACTGTAAGATGTTCTTCCAACAGCTGTAGATCCAGACGTAATACAGGCTCTACAAACATACGCAATGTCGTATCAATAAGTTTAAGTTCTTTCTTGGGAAATCCTTTAGCCATCTTCATAAATAGCTTGTATGTCAACTCCACATCGTTGACGCAGTAGTCGCCGAACCGTTCTAGTTCTTCGTCTGTAAACTGTTCACGCCTCTTGCCTAGTGTGTTAAGGACTTCATCTCCCTTAACTCCAAGATCATACCGTTCAGCCAACGCCTTGAGACTTACACTATGTTCAACTCCATGAACAGCACGACCAATACAAAGAGTATCGGTATATACACGAGGACTAATACCAAAATGCCAATTAAGTATAGCACCGTCAAACATCGTGTTGTGAGCAAGAACCATAGCTTCCGACCATTTAAAAGTGTGTAAATACTCTTTGATCTGTTCGTGCGTACCACTCGCCCACTCCGTTGCTCCGTTGTTTACCTTAACACATACGCCTATAACCTCAAACAATGGGTCACGTATGTATTCTTCTGTTGTCATCTTACGCAAGGATATGTCCTTATCGTAGTATGTTTCAAAGTCTAGAGTAATTAGATCCATTACTCTTCCTCCACTGCACACTCATACTCAATCCCGACATATGCCATGTTGTCTATGTAATGATCTTTTTCTAAAGGGGTTGTTTGCCTACGTGCCAACTTGGTTGCTTGGTGCATTATGGCTATATCTCTACCTGTAACGTGTTTACCTGTGATAGCTGTAAAGATGCGGGCAATGTGTTGGTGGTTGTCAACAGGGCTACCATAGTCTTTTAATCTAGCACCGCCTGTGAGGCTCACTGCTTCTCGCAATAGATCACAACGGTCTAGCTTGTTGGCTTCCTTCTCAAACACCTCTCTTGGTGTGGACACTTTACTCATCAACTTATGAGCATACCCATAAGATACCTTACAGGATTTTGCTACTTCTGATGCTGTAGCTAATCTATTTTTTAACAGGTATTGCCATACCTTATCTGCTTTCTTCATTCTCTTCTCCCTTTTCTTCGTGGTACGCATCACTAATTATAGATGCTATAATTAACCCTATGTCGCAACGATCTAATCTTACGGCTTCATCGATTAACCATTGTGCTTCCTCATCAGAAAGATGTTTGTAAACATTACCTTTTCTTAAATGTAAGGTCTGGTAAATATTTGTTTTCACTGCACTATCTTTCCGATAACCTCTGGTCTTGGTAATGGGGGTGGGGTTATATGGTCAAGAGTGCCGTAAGTTAGATCACGGTCATCTTCATATCTCATTACAGTAGTACATGTTGGCGTGTGTCCCTCTGTTGAATTGTAATTTTTATAAAACGCATTGCACGTTGCTTCATCACTAAACTCCATAGCAATCAATGCAATATATGTAACAACTTCTTTCATTCTCTCTCCTTTTATTTTTATAGTCGCCCCTGTTGTCATGTTAACAGGGACTAGATTTTTAGATGTCCTACCATCACAAGGTCACAAGTCGATAATCATATAGAAAGGAGTGACTTGCCCTTGTTGCAGTGGATAACAGTCCACAATCAAAACCGACGCTCTCACTGCTTACGCCCTAGTGGGTCAACAGACTACAACAAACCCCCACTAGTTAAACTCATAATTAAATTTATATTTCCAGTTCCTGTTTAGTATCTCCTCTATCTCATTCATATTCTTCTCATTAACAACGACGGCTATACCCCCTGCTAATTCAATATCTGTTAAGTTCTTACGCTGTAGTGGCGTAGGCTTGTTGCTACCTGCTTTGCACTCAATGCCAAAAAACTTACCATTGTAGCACCCGACAATATCGGGAACACCTGACATACCGTAGCCACCTGTAACTGGGTAGAAGTAATATGCTCCTAACAGCTTAAGATGTCTTATCACTACCTTTTTTACTTTTGCTTCTGGTGTTATCACCATTCTTTAACTCCCTCTCTACATCTTTATATACCATAAGTAGTGTCTCGTCTGACAATACACCGTCAAACATGACCTCTTTTGTTTTATGGGTTAGTCGGTGACTAACCGTAATCTTCACTTCCAAGTCTACAACATTCAAAAAACTGGCATCATTTAGGGGAGTCCGTAGACCCCCCACCATTTTTGATAAGTAATTACTTATCGGTTTTATAGATGTAAAACTTTTCGTCTTCAATTCTGTACCCTATACCTTCTACTTTATCCACCAACATGAGTATCGCTATCTTGTCTTTTACCCATGTTGGTAGCTTATCTGTAGAGGTATACACGTCTTCTAATTCGTTGTCAACACAATTAATACCAATACATGACACATAAACCTTTTTTGTATGTTTTGATATCGTAACGCTGTATAACGTGTCATAGAGTGACATAGAATAGTCCGTCTCCAGAATTGAAGCCAACATCTTCGACATACCCATCTTTCTGTAACATGTTAAGGGTTGATATCTTACCCATTAGCTCTTCAGGTAACGTCTTGTCTGTATACTCAACGGCATCATCTATTGGAGGTCTACTCATTTTGTGAAGTCCGTGCATCTTAACAACTTGAAATGTCTGCTCACCAAACTTCTCAAACACACGCACGAAAGCAACGTTCAGTCCTTTCGCTTTGGCTTCGGCATGTTCGTCTATTGACGTTATGTATGCTTGCACCTCTGCACCAAAATTCTTGTCAACAAACTCGTAGCCTTGCTGTAGCATGTGACGGAACTCCGAGATTACTGCATCACCTCGTAACAGTTTACTGTGCTTGTTTTCCTTATCCTCTCTCAACCTGTATCTGACACTGTTGTAATTATCTCGTATACCTGTGGCTTCATTCTGCGCCATCTGTTCAGGTGTGAGATTACGGAAGTAACGCTTGGCAGTCTTGAGTGCAACGTCGAGTTTGGTGGACATTTTCCTGTGACGTGCATCACCGTAAGAATACTTCTCGTTGGTTATGTTCGGGCTGACCACATTGAAATAATCTATATTCTCAACCCCACTGTCTCGCCAATCACCGTAGCCAATGTACCCCATAGTGAACGGTTGCCCTTCGGTGTAAACGTGTACTTCTTTCTTACCATCAATCTTACCAAACTTAATACCACGTATGGCTTTTGATATTGCATCAGCAAAGTAATCAAGCGGTGCAGTTGCACCACTGAACTCGTAAGGTTCTAACTGACTGACCCTTTTAAATATACTCATGTCTTCTCTCCTTCTCTCGTGGTTGTTTCAAGGTACTCCTGTAAACACGTTATGTCGTGTCGTAAATATTGCGCCTGGGTTTCTTTTGTGTTCAAGCATATCTCATCGACCAAATGGTTTAGCACGTTGGTCAGTGCTTTTCTTTCTGTATCAAACATTACTTTCCTCCCTTCACGATTTTCTCTGCTTCAAGTTCTTTGACAAGATTAAGTTTACTGTTGACGTATCTGTTCCACTGCGCACGTAGTCTACTTACATCTTCCTTAGTCTCTGGCTCTTTGATTTCACTGTCACGGTAATAGCGATTAACGTTAAGATTACTCTGTGCTAAGAAGTCAATGGCAAGATGTAACCTCATAGGGTGTTGATCGTCACGAAATACTCCGTCGGCAATAATAGACATAGCACTTTTTGAATTTTCACTATTACTTACCGAATTAAGTTCCCATTTGTTCCTTATCAAACCTTGCTCGACTGCCCACTCACCTAACTCTACTCTATGATTGCTTGCATAGTCGTAATCCGTAAATGGTATGAGCCTATACATAGTGGTGATCCACTTATAGAACGCATCTGCGTAGGGCTTGATCTCTGCCTTGGCTTTCTTGTTAACTTGTTTACGTGATCCACGTACATCCCACGTATCACCAATGATCTCCCAACTGTATCTGTCACCACCAACTTTGCGAGCAAAGGTTAGATACTTCTTGTCGTCTTTGTCAGAAAACCATTCTGCATTATAAGCATCGGGGCTACAGAACGGATTGTATCGGCTCTTGGGTAATAGATATTCTTGTTTGTTTTTACTCGTTTCTATATACTGCTTACCATTGTAGACAATAAACCTTAACCCATGTGGTAACGTGTTCTCAAGTAAACTATACCGAGAGCAATGTGCGTAGTTACCTGATCCATTGCGTATTCGTATAGTCTCAATGTCACCCTTCGGTGATAGCGTCCACACAATCGGTGCAAGGGCTAGAGTTTCTTTCTCTGTCGGTGGCACTCTGTTACCCCAATCACTGAACTTCGGGTCTCCTGCACAGTAACCGTCATAGATCATGTACTTGTACGCTGATACCTTTATCATATGTTCATGCTTGCGTGACCGTCTACCCACAGGTCTGATGTTATCTTCCCTTGTGTGGTTCTTGCTGACAACAGGTTTGGTTGTGTTGTATCGTGTTGTCATTTCTGCAAAGTCTTCTATTGCATCATTGCCATTTCTATAGTTCATTCTGTTTCTCCTTGATTGTGGTTAGTCACTGACTAACCTGTTTACATATCTCTCGACTTGACGTGTACCGTCTTGCCGACATTTGGTTTGGCACTCTTGTTGTCCAAGATGCACCATAGTGTAGGGCATACCCAAGAACCCCATGATCCACCCAAGTAACCATCGGTCAATACGATAGTGGCTTGTGGCTTGATGCCATGCGTTGCCATGTACTCTGGAACACACTCGATCATAGTACCCCCACCACCACTTGGCTTGGTTGACTTGGTGATGTTGTCGAGTTCGTGCATCTCGTACTTTTCTTCACGACACACCTGGGTATCCCAGTATAGTATCTTTACACATGAAGGTGTTACTGTGTCACATATCGAACCGACTTCGCTGAGGAACACTGAGAGTTCTTGCTGTCCAATAGAACCAGACGTGTCGATAGCCAATACTAGTTCTTCGACCTTTTCTGACACACCACTTGGCATATAGATATCCATACCAATGTATCTACGGTTGGGTCTGTTCCATGTAGAGTAGTCTTTACCTGCACATGTCTCGGTGATGAAGTCACGCAATACCTCTCGCCAATTCACTTGAGGTTCAAGCAGTTCGGCAAGGTCACGATCCCCACCACTACCAATCTTACCTGCCATAGTAGCACCTTGGCGTATGTTCTCGTCAATCTCTTTGGCAAGTTCACGTTTCTCTTCGGGGGTCATCTCTTTTGCACCGTCCCAGTCATGCTCGTCAAAGGGAACACCACCTAACACGTCATCACCTGTATCACCAACACCCGTTTGTGAACTACCACCGTTCGGTGTTTTCGGTGGCACACCACCTGACGTGTTACCACTACCTTGACCTTTCTTCTTGAGGTCATGGAACACTTGCGCACTATCCCAGTTACGATACTTCTCGTCAAAGCAACCCTTGGCTAGTTCGCCTGTCATGGTAGCGAAACCATCTTTGTTGTCGTCCACAAGTTTGACATTGATAACATAGTCACATGCCATGTTTGATAGTTCGGGGTCATCCTCGTTAAGATGTTTCCATGTTATAAGATGTCGGTATAGCTTGTGGTAACTCTCATGCAATACAAGAAACCGTAGCTCTGCATCATTGAGCTTCTCGACAAACTCTCGACCATACCACTCGTCTCGACCGTTGGTGCAAGCAGTCGGGATATCTTCTTTGACACCCCTGTCACCGATCATCAAGATACCTGCCAACGCCACATACTTCGGGTTCGCCATGATATCCACGGTTGCCTTATTCAACCGCTGTTCTGCTGTAAGTTGTTTACCTATGCTTAACATTGTTCTT